GCTCTTTGAGATGTGGGTCCCAAATCCTTCCGGCGCGCCGGAAGGTATTATCTCAGATCTACAGGAGCACACGAAGCGCGTACTCTACGTCGCTCGCTTCCACAATGATATTGCGGATTATGTTCCTTGATCTAGAATCTAATAATGCTATGGGTGGTATGCCTACAAATCGTGCTTTTTCTAAGTGTGGCATACTTACCAACCCGTGGTACATCTTGTACAGAGCRCGACCGTAGCGGTAGAATGTATCAGTAGGTAACGGAACAATGTCCAGCCACGTTTTGCGTGTAACTGAAATTTGTCTCGTTGTTGCTGATATCACTCTTCGCTTGGCCTGTTGCTCGTCAAGCACACCTTCGTATGCTTGTGCTAGTGTGCGTGCGTAGTCAAATATCCCAGGGTACAAGTCCTGGGTGACTACCATATCATCCTTGTCGGAGGCGCAACGTTCTCTGTCGTATTCGCATCTCTCATTGATCTTGAAATCAATAGGTGCAAAATCTTCTGTCGATGCTCCTCCGACCACAGCGTGCAGCTCTGCTATGACGAAAGCTTCCTTTGCCGGCCTATGGAATACTGCTGCTACCCGCCGGATGGCTGACCTGACCAGGTCCGCCAGTAATGCCTGCGAGATCTTTGCTCTCTCAAATACTTCACGGGCTCGAGTGACTATTGCTTTGACTGCTCCGGTAAGATGTTCAGGTTCTTGACTCTCACACCTCGAGTGTACAAGCGTAGCACACGCTCGTGTCAGATACTGAGCACCTAGCCCAGTATCTTTGTCTACTTTGTGCTCGACTCTTAAGAACTCACCGACAGAAAAAACGTTGCACTTCGCGGGCTGTGCACGTGCGTTGATCTGAGCCATCCGATGATGTATCTTAACTGCGGCACCGATATGCTTGATGGATACTAATACATCATCGCCGTTGTGGACTGAGTCGCGTACGCCGCCGATATCGAAACAGCCAGCGGCCTTGAAATAGACGTAGTTCAGAGCCGTGTTCATGAACGTTGTCAGTCTCCACCCCGAAAGTAGGGTCCCTTTCAGTTCATACTGCTCGGGGGGCTGTACGTTGCTGTTATGTATCGTAACATCACTTAGCGAATCAATAACCCAGGACATCGCCTCACGTTGGTCGTCGCTCATGTCAGCTTGGAAGACATTAAGGTACGCTACCAGCACGGCCTGCATTGCCTGGGTCGAGTGTTGCGCGTTGAAGTCGTCGAAATCGTAACAAAAAGACTCATTATCTTCTAGCATTATCTTTAATCGCCTATGCACTCTGTCAGCGGCCGCTTCTTCACCTACAGGGAACCTGTGCTTGAATACTTCTTCACATCTATACATCGCGAAGTTGGTGATTACAGTGCTTGTCAAATCCACACCGTAGATAGCCCTCTGCTTAGCCCACTCATATTTAACACTCGTCCATGCATGGATCTCGGGCTTGCGCAAGAACATGCTGTCTACGTGTTGTCGCGACATCATGTTGAGTGCAACGAACTTAGTCTTTTGTCTATAGTTCCCGGGTATATAGCGTTCGTCTTCTGGGTATTGCGAGTGTATGCTCCCGGTCGGTGACCATTCCCATCTTGCCGATATATACTTTTGTCTGTCCATCTTGCGGTAGTGATACCCATGTGCCTTCCCTAGCAAGAATATTTCTGTAGCATATTTAACTACATCCTCTAGTGAAACTTTGACCACATCAGGGCTCGTCCTGTGATTGCGCTCTTTGCGCCAGTCAATTTGACCTACACCGCGATTGACCAGACATTGCAGTTCAAAAAGTTCGGTAAGATCACATACCTCATGCTGGTGCATGCTCTTGATCGGCGTGGCAATATCTTTCAGCACTTCAGTCAATTCAGCCACATTCTTACTGCGCCAGATACGCCTAGATGTAGCCACTAGGTATGCTACTTGCGGCCGCACCGTCATTATATACGCCAAGAATGTCGCTACGGTTGCTTCAGTAACGCCTTGAATCTTTCGCAAGTTGGCGAGCACTATACCCATAGCTCTGAGAGTTGTCGTGTGTTGTTTGGCAATAGCCCATATTTCCTCAGGCCGGTAATGGGTATGGTGCTCAGCCGTAATTACTGCTCGCTCAAATTCTCCTTCGTGCGGCGGAGTCGGCCTCGCCGCATGGGCGATCACATTACGGTCCACGTCAAACGTCTTCCGCAAATATTTCGTCGTGTCCGCGTCATGGAAGTAATACCCATCGACGGCGGAAAACATTGCTGATAGCGTTCGTTTAACTATGGGCGGCAAAATGTTAGCGGGTGTAGTAACACTCACATACATAAGCCACACGCCGTCACAAGGAATAGCAGTCGCGGCCACGCTGGTTTTCCCGACCAAGTAGCGGCCAAACCCCCCAACCTCGAAGCTTTTACCCGGCAATACAAAGCCAAGCACATGCTTGGCATCTTGTCTGTCAACTGCTGTCAGATGGTTTCGCCGAATGTTGACCCATACGGGAACGTTGTCCAGCGTCAGGGGCTCCTTCCTCCTGATATAGGGTCCATCGCCACCAGGAGTAGCGTTCAGCATGGTGATGGCTTCTCCAGCCACCTCGCCTAGGCACTGGTCCCACCAGCTTCCGGTCCCCCGGTTGCAGCTGAGGCATCTGGTGCCTGCTCGGCTGGCGGTATCACGCCAGGACCTGCAACCGGGGCAAGACGAAAATCCTGCGCTGCGCGCTCAATGAAGCCACGCACCGTGCGTAGGCCTTCGTTGACAGCGTATGTCACCGTTGATATCTTCTTCAGCACGGGCACGTGTGCTCCGTAGCTAGAAATATCGATCTTTGCGCCTCTGAAACGCGCTGCCAACCCTCTTCTGATCGATTGGTACTTATATTCAACACTCTTCCCTTTAAAAAACTCATTGTGCATAGGGGGCAGCGGGACATCAGGGAGTCCCACTTCGGTAATACGCCGCAAAACGACGTCCTCATCATTGTCCTCTGGCTGATAAAGCACCGGCCAGATCATATTTGAATACCTCCCACGCACATACTCCTGTTGCCCTATGCGTGTTCCCCGATATTCACACTGCCATGTGTAACTTTGGTCTTGTAGAAAATTCATCACTCGCCAGGCTACGTCGATCTTGAGTCTGGTGCCTCGGCGGTCAAACCTGCCCATTGTGTCATCAAACTTACCCGCTAACTCGAAAGGTATCGGGTAAGGTGTGCACTGCGTGGGCAGGAGGAGTGTGGGCACTCCCGGGAATGGCAGTAGCGGGCAGGCCACCGTCACTCGCGCTGCCTGTCGTGCGCGCGGTCGAGTAGCAGCCACCCTATCACGTAACGCCAGCTCAAATCCGGCTGGTAGCTGGCATGCTGGATCCATGTTTATCTCCAAGAAGTCCTCCTGGAACCGGCCGAGAGCGCCGTTGAGGTTCTGCTTGGATTCTTTGGATTTCATCAATATAACGTAGCGCAGCATATTAAAGAGCAGCGTAACGTGGTTGTCATGCCACGAGATTGTCTGGCAGAAAGCCATGAACGTAGACAACTCCTGATTGTTCATTCCTCCAGACTGTTTCAGCGTGTCATGGATGTTGGAGTAGTTGATTGCGCCCTCCGGAGTCAAGTAATTCTTAGTCAAGCCATCATAGTTTGAACCCATTGACTCGAAGGCTGTCTCGAGCATACCAAGCGGTGTCATCGCTTGGTAAATGTCACGGGCTGACGACTTGCTTGCATCACCAGTGACAACAGTCTTGAAGCCCTGGAAGTATGTCCAGGTGTGGCACGCGTCATCTAGAACAAAGGGGACTCCAGGAGTCGTGACCTCCTTGAAGAAGTGCCTGACGAAGGTGTCCATTTCGCGATGCGCGCGAGAGCTCGAAAGGAAGCAAGAGTGCAAGAAGGCTTGAAGGCAAGAGCTTTAGAAAGTTGGCAAAGAATACGAGGCAACGGTTTGGCTTCGTATTCTTC